TTCATGACGGCCAACTTTTCCTGCATTTCGATCTGTTCCACTGGATCAATCTTGCCTTGCAGGCGCAGGGCCTCCTTGATCTTGTCTTCGGTGATCGTTCCGTCTTCTTCACGCTGCGCCATGTCGAGAGTGGTTTCACCGCTGTACTCGGCACCAGCAAAGCGGCTCATGGCGATCTCACTGGAAGTGACGGCGCCCATGATCCAGTAACGATAATCGGTCGCAGCATTGCGTGCGCGAAGATCAGCGGTCTCGCGCTCGCTCATCACGAACATCGTTGGGAAGCTGACTTTCCACTCCCTGGGCAACTTGCCATTAGTAGGGCCCTCCTTTGCCTTCATGCAGATAAAGGCGAACTTGGTGAGAGCAGGAAGAACGGCAAAGTGGCGATAGGTCGTCACTGTTCGACTGAAATCACGCTCCTCGCCGCGCCCGGTTGAACCCATGCCCTTCGGGGACTCCCCGAACAGCAGGGTTGCCGGGAAGCCAGTGGCGCCCACGAGATCATTCTTCAGGCTCTCCAGAACTTCGGCCAGGCCATTGCAGTTGCGGCTATTGAACTCGATCTCCTCTTTGTCGGCATCGATGGCGAAGCCCCTGTACTGCGAGCGACTGAGATCGTTCACGGCGAGGCGATCCTTGACCTGCTTCTCCTTGCCAGCGGCAAGCATCGACGCCAGGCCCTTGATCTTGTGCGTGAAAAGGTCAAGATCAGCAAGCATCTGATGAACATCGCCCACCGATCCGGTGTACCGGGCCAGGGACTCCAGGAGCGGCTGAAGCTCGGACTTCCCCCACCCCATGTTCTGGCGGCGCAGCCTGGTGGGCAGCCTGCGGCCCTCGATTCGCAGCACTCGATCGCTGTGGATCTTCGTGGGGCCTGGGTTCGCCTGGTCGTAGCTGATCAGTTCGTAGCGCTCGGGCCTGGAATAGTTGATGGTTGTAGGCTGAATGTCCGGCCTGAGATACCAGCGATCAACAGCTTCAAGGCCAGTGACGCTCTTGATATTCTCCCAGTCAACAGGATCTTCAGCCCTCCTCCCATCGTTGATATAGACGATGACCGCAGAACCGCCGTATTGACGCGCTGCCTTGATCCCTTCGTTGAAGTGATACTCAGTGTCAAGCTCGCGCATGTAGCGATCAACGCCTGGAACGGCCCTGGCATTGGCATTCAGGCCCATCTGAACCATCCAGCCGACACGGGTAATCTCGTCAGCAACGTAATCGACAACGCGAGCGCAAACCCAGTGCATGTAGAGCGCATCAAGCTCATCGCGATCCAGAAGGACCGGATAGCTCAACTGCGAGTACATCAGGCGATCCCTGGCTGTTCCCTGCCCCGATACGGGGTTGCGGAACACTGTCATTGGCGAGGAAGATCCATTCCCACTCCCGCCAAAGGTTGCCAGCACTTCGGCCAACCCGTCAGCACGCACCTGGAGGCTGTTCGTAGATTGAGCCATCGCGTGATCACCACTAAGTCAGATTACTTTGGAACTGAAGCCAAGGATCCCAATACTGGAGTTTACTGAGCACGTTCTGGGGCTCGACCTTTATCCTGAGCAGAAAGTAATTCTCAAAGAGTTTTGGGAAGGCGGATCAGAAGGAGACCTTGGTGCGTATAACTATGGGATTTTTGCTCTAGGTCGTCGCTCAGGCAAGACACTTCTTGGTGCCATTAGCGCGGTCTATGGCGCAACGGTGATGGATCCGATCTATCGCCAGTTCCTTCGGAAGAACGAGACCTTCAGGATCGTCACGGTTGCGAACAGCGAGGATCAGGCGAAGATCGCCTTTGGGATGATCGTCCAACTTATGGAAGACAGCCCCTTCTCGCACCTCATTGAGAAGAAGCTGGCGCTCTCGCTGACGCTCACCAATGGCGTCGAGATCACCGCCATGCCAGCGTCCGCCCGTGCCTCTCGGGGTGCGGCGATTCCGCTCATGCTCCTGGACGAGCTTGCCTTCGCCATGGGCGGGGGAGAGGTCAACAGCGGCGGCGAGGCCATCTACAAGGCGCTCTCGCCCTCGATGGCCCAGTTCGGCCAGTACGGCAAGCTCATGGCGCTCTCCTCGCCAGGCCTGCGCCAGGGCATCTTCTACAACCTGTACGAGCAAAGCTGTGCTGTTCGCTCCGATGGAGTGAAAGAGTACCCCAATATGTATGGGGTCAAGCGTGCAACTTGGGAGGTCAACCCACGCATCAGCCAGGCATTCCTGGACGCCGAGCGCAAGCGCGATCCAGATATGTTCGACGTGGAGTACGGCGCGAACTTCATTGAGAACGCTCAAGGCCTGGTTGACTCTCGCATCATCGATGATTCGGTCAGCTATCTTCGCGTCTTCGGCAAGCCGAACGACATCTACTACGGTCAGTACATTCTCTCGCTTGACCCTGCCAAAGGCAATCGAGATGACTATACTGCCTGCCTCATGCACTTTGAGGGCCGGAAACTGATCGTAGACTTGTGGCACGAGTTTGAAGCCACCAAGCGTGTAGTGAAGATGGGGGTCAAGGGTGAGTCCGAGGTGATGCAAGTTGACGTGAACCTTGTTCACGAATGGATCCTTGACATTCACAATCGCTTCGGCATCGGCAAGGCTGCGATGGATCAATACTCATCCATGGCATCCATTCAGGTGCTCCAGGATCATCTCGACATCATCGAGTTTTCCTGGTCTCAGCAGACGAAGACCAAGGCGTATTCCAAGATGCGCGAGATGTTCAATGCTGACGAGATCGTTCTACCTCCCAATGAGAAAGCGATCAAGCAGCTAAAGAACCTCACCGTGATGTTCAGGCCCAGCGGCCAATGGGTTGTGACGGGTGGCGACAAGGCTGCCGTCGATGACTATTGCGCTGCTATGGCCGCTGGCGTGCTGATTATCGAGTCTCCCGAGCAAGCGATCGACTGGATTGACGCCGTGGCCTCATAGCCTCTTCTCCTCTTCTTCGGGGCGCCTGGCCCGCAAAGCTGGGTTGTAGGTGTTATAGCCAAGCTGATAGGCACCGGCTGCAGTTGCGCCAACGCCACTGACGCCCATCATTAGGCCGTAGCCCGTGATGTAGCAGCCCTGAGCCTTGTCCCAGTTTCTGCCAGCAGACATTCGGCAGTCCACGATGTAGAAGAGGCCGCAGAGGATTGCCAGAACAGAAGTACCGCCAACGGCAACAGCAAACCTCTTCATTGCTTGTGCTCCAGCTTCGTCAGGCGCTCGCCGTGCTCGTCATCCCTTTGCTCGTGACGCTCCAGGATTCCGATTACACGTTCATTGATACGATCCTGACTCTCAAACCGCTTTTCGGTGTGCTGGTCACTGGCGTCAAGACTCTGCAGCTTCATCGGGACAGTGACCGCAATGTATGTCACGCCACCCGCGATAACCGCGAGAAGCATCATAACCCCGCCTTCGATGAGCTTATTCCTGGCGATGACGATCGCAGGAGTCGGCGGGGGTTGCGCTGAGCGACGAAAGAGGCTGTTCATCGTAATTCTTCAGTTCGGCGTCCGCATGAGCGCTCTTTTCAGGGTATCGACAGACTCGGTGCGCCTGAATCGCGCTTCTGAGGTCGCACTGAAGGCTGGCTGCTACTGCTGTGGGGGCGTCAGGGTGTAGAGGTCCGCGAGGTTCGCAGCTTCCAGGAGGCCCTGGATCTCGGCCAGGTCCGCTGGCTCCAGGAGCGGGCCAACGGCAGCCACCCACAGCCACAGAGCGCTCTGCAGGGCGTTAGGGGCCTCGCCGGGGACAGGGATCGGCACCAGGCCGCCCTGTGCGTCCTTGATCGCGAATCCCATGATCGTCGTTGCATCGCCTGGAATGGACGATGCGCCAGAGAGGATGATTGGAACCAGCTTCGTTGTATAAAAATTGCTGGATAGAATCGACTCGTAGAACTTGAATGGATTGGGCTGGGATTCAAACGCAGCCAGAATGGGAGCGGGGATCTCCAGCGGGTAGAGTCCTGCCAGATTGTTGCTGCTCATCATTTGCTGCAGCATTGCCACCTCCTGCGAAGACGGCTGCAGCCAGTAGAACAGGTTCCAGACCGTCATGCGAATGGCGTCTGGGTTTGGCCGCCCTGCCTTGGCATCACCAAAGGCGGCGATGAACTCAGTGGCAGCCGCCAGTAGCGGCTGGAACAGGGCTGCTTTCGTCCTGATGGACTGGTAGACGGGCGAGGCAATCAGAGCGTCGTAGAAGCCTTGGTAGTTGGGCGGATTGTTGACTGCCTGCCACTGACCTTGCTCCTCCAATGTCAGGTCTACGACTCTCCAGTTCTGCAGCCATTCATCTTCCGACAGAATCGGATACATCTCCTCCAGTCGCTGCGTGGGGG